GAAAGGCCGCTGGAAAGGCTGTTGAAGATGTTGCGGAAGATGTCGTAGAGGACAAGAAAGAGTTCAACTACGATGAAGTCCAGGAAAAGCAGGCGCGTGATACCGGATGGGTTCCTATTGATGAATGGGAGGGTAAGCCGGAAGATTGGATTAAAGCTGATGTTTACAATGTTCGCAGGGGTTTGGTTGGTGAGATCCGCAGACAAAAACAGATTAATGCGGGATTTGAGGATAGATTAAATAATGTTAATCAGATCCACGCGGGTCAGCTTGAGGTGCAGCGCAAAGAACTGATGGCGGCGAGGGATGCGGCGATACTTGATGGTGGTGAGGAAGGGTTAGAGATTGCGAAAAACAAGCAGTATCAGATTGACACGCTGAACAGCGCCCCCCCTCAGATGCAGTCTTTACCGCTGGAGTTAACTGAGTGGAACGAGCGCAATCCCTGGATATCGATTCCAGGGGCAAAATCCACCTATGCTCAGACGTTATTCGCCCAGTCGTTGGGCCAGGGGAATAATGTGGCTCAGGCTATAGCAATGGTAGACAGGGAGATATCCAGAGAATACCCTGCGGGGAAGAGGACCAAGCCTCCGATGTCAGAGCAGGAGGGTGGGTCGAGGCCGCGTGGATATAAGAAATCAGAGTTAAAGCTGACGATGGGTGATATAACGCAGCAGGAGCAGAGGATGATTGATGCTATGCCTAATGCCTGGACTGGCAAGACCGAGACACAGATTTTGAAAGCGGTAGCTGATGCGAGGAAGGGTTAATGAACGAATTATATGGGCAGGATGATGATGGTAAGAGGGTTAATTCGACTCAAAAGCAGGATTTAGCTGTAGGCGCATCTGGTGATCCGCGTGATCCCAACCAGGAAACCAGGCCAGCACGGGTTCCGATGAAGCAGGGAACTAATCTCGGTTTTGAGGATTGCGATTTTGACAGATCAAGCTACAGGTATTACGCATTTAACGAAGATCCCAATAAACCTGGGCGTATCGATAGAGCCAAGAGCGCTTATTGGGAGCATGTAACTAACCGGAACGGCGCTATTGCACAAAGGGCATCTGGTGGTGGTACAACGTATTTGATGCGATTACCGATGAAATATGCGTCAGCGGACTCAAACATTAAAAAGAAAAAAGTTCTTGCAACGATGGCAGATCAGACTAAAATAAATGCGAATGAGTATGCCCCTGACCCTATCACAGGGAAAGCAGAGGGTGGCACATCGATTTATCAGGACAGGACGGTATCTGATAATCCTTATAGTTAGACTCTTCAAGCTGTAGACCGCAGTAAAATTGACGAGAAACGGTTAAGTCCCGCTGGGGCTTGTTTTTTATTCAATTTATTGGAGGTTTACTCATGTCAGGTTTTGACCTAGTTGGCACTGAGTCCAATGGTTCAGTGGACGGCAAGCAAAAGACATTTGCTGTTGATGCCACCCATTCTGGAGTTCTTGGTCCTGGTGACCTTATTTTAATAACTGGTGACGGTTCTACTACTGGAGTTTCAGAAGTAGATATCGGAGCTGCCGCTGCCGCAAATACTGGTGTGATCTCTTCGGTTGCACTTAATCTTGCCGGCGAATCACTTTCACAAACCCACCTTTCCGCAAGTACTGCCGGTAATGTTCTCGTCAATGTTGATGCTTTTGCCACCTATGAGGTAGCCGTTTCAAATGGCCCCATGGTGGTTGCCGATGTTGGTTTGAATTGTCCGGCTGTTGTAACTGCTGGGACGGTCACTGGAAGTTTATTTGTGTCCAACATGGGCGCAAACGCAACAGGTGTTGCGACAACTTCTACTCTTCCACTCCATATTGTTGCTCTGAAAGAGGATAGCGCAGGTGTCTTAGGCAACCGCGCAATAGTTCGTGTAAACGCAACTACCTCTAAACTCGGCGCAACCGGCATAGCATAGGAGCTAATCATGGCTGGAGTAATCGGCACAGGTAGTATCCCACGGCTATTACAGGATGGTGTGGGTCAGGTATTTGGTAATTCTCTTGCAGAGCATGAAACCAAATACGATAAAATGTTCAAGGTCTTGAGTTCTACTAAGAATTTCGAGATCAATGTTCAGTTGGAGGGTTTTTCACGCTCTTCAGACAAATCCGAAGGTGATGACATTACCTTTGATTCCAGGCGGCAGGGCTTCACCCCGAAGTATCAGCACTCAACTCTTGCGAAAGGGTTTATTGTGACTGAAGAGGCTTTGGAAGATGAGCTTTACGGTCAATTGGACGAGGGCGCACAGGCACTTGCTCGATCTATGATGATCGGCAAAGAGCTTGATGGTGCTAATGTATTTAACAACGGCTTTGATGCCACGGTCATTATGATTGATGGTGATGGTGCTGAGTTGTTCAATACTGCTCACTCTAATGGCCCTTCTGGTGGTACTTATTCTAATCGGCTTGCTGTTGATGCTGATTTGACTGAGGCAGCACTTGAGGATGCTTTAGCGATTGTTCAGACGATGGATGATGCCCGTGGCTTACCGGCTGCGCTTCAAGCCAGACGGTTGATAGTTGCTGCTGGAACTAACTCATTCAACGCACAGAGAATCCTGGGGTCTGTTCTTCAGAACGACACAGGCAATAACGCGACCAATGCAATTCGTGATATGAACTCTGTACGTGATGGGTGGATGTCCAATCCTTATCTGACTGATGCAGATGCGTGGTTTTTAACTACTGATGCCCCTAGTGGGTTGAAGTATTACACGCGCCGCAAAGTTCGGTTTGGCCAGGACAATGCTTTTACCTCTGGTAATGCACGTTTTAAAGCTGATGAGCGGTATTCATTCGGCTGGGATGATGCGAGGGGAGCCATAGGATCGCAAGGAAATTAGATCCTTGTAGCTGTCCATGTAGCGGGGTTTCGGCCCCGCTTCTTTTAACTGTAAACAAACTTGTTTCAATTGGTCCGAAAGGACACAGGAGTAGAACATGAATACAACTAATTTCCCCAATGGGTTTGTGAATGGTTTAACCATTCGTAACAGCCCTATTACCCAGCTTTACCCAGGCAATATATTCTGGGTCAACGGATCGTCAGTTCTTGGCGGTGGTCAGAAAGTTGGCGGCTCTAATGGCAATGCAGGTACTTATACCGCCCCATTTGCCACGCTAGATTTCGCTATTGGAAAATGTCTAGGGAGTCGTGGTGATATCATAATGTTAATGCCAGGTCATACCGAGACAGTTATTGCCGCTGGCACTATCACTATGGACGTTGCCGGTGTTGCTGTAATTGGTCTGGGTGCTGGCACTTTGCGTCCAACTATCTCATTTACTACCGCCACCGCTGCGGCGATTGTCGTATCTGCGGCAAATTGCTCAATTAAAAACTGCATATTCTCAGCGGGTTTTGCTGATGTTGCAGAGGTATTCACTCTAACTGCGGTGTCTTTTACCATTGAGGATTGTGTATTTCAGGATGCAGCCACCAGCGAAAACTTTATTGAGTTGTTTGATACTGGCACTTCAGATAACGAGGTCGATGATCTTGCTATATTGAATTGCAAGTGGACATCGCCTGATACTGCGTGCGCTTCGGTTATTAATGTCGATTCTGATATTGATGGCCTCACGGTCCATGACTGTTATTTTGATCTTGCGGTAAATGGTGTTTTATCCATTATCGCAGAGGTTGCAACTGGTAAAGACCTGACCAATATCGATATTCGCAGGAACTACGGCACTCGATTAGTTACTGGAAGTGCAGTGGGTTATATAACTTTCGTTGACACCACAACCACCAATACTGGTGTGATGAAAGACAATACCTGGAGATCGCTGGACACTGCTGGTGAGTTGTATGTTACTGCTGGATCGAATATTACATTCGACAATAACAAAGCAACCTCGGTAATTGACAGATCTGGATATTTACTGCCGGCTGCTGATAGTTAACAGTGCGATTTACTCGGACTGAGAACTGTCAATTCTTGGCAAATGGGGACAGCGGAAAGGTCTTTTCATCTAGTCTGATGGATCGATTCTTTCCCTTCCTTTGATCACTCCGATAACGATTTCAGAGCTTAGTGCGAACTCAAACCTCTCTGCTTTGGAGAGAATTATTTTAAGAGGTAATTATGTATAAGCAAATCGATATGGCGGTTCTAACCAACGATGCGAATGGCATTGCTGAGGACCAGACCACTAGCGGGGCTGCTGATTTAAGCCTTGATGGTGCTTTGGTTTCTGGCGGTATTGCCACTACCACCAACTCAACTGCTCAGATGGTAGCGATTGAGGGGACTGGCAATAATTCTGGAATTACCTTCACTATCACCGGGACTGACCCCAACGGTCAGGCGCACTCTGAGGTACTTACGGGTGCGAACAATGGCACTGCCACGACTACAGCGTATTTTATCACTGTATCTACAATAGCTGCTTCGGGGGCTGTAACTGGAAATGTTGAGGCTGGCTGGTTAGCTGCTGATGGTGCGGCAACCCAGGCTATTGTGATGAATTGGAAGCAAACGCCGTTTAATACGGGTTTATATTTCGATTTGACTGCTGGAACCATGACTTTATCGGCTCAATTCACTCCAGACCTTCCAGATCCTGCTCTAAGGGGCGGCACGGATTATACCAATACCTATTCAGATGATGCTGATTGGAGAAATGTTGATGGGTTGAGTGCTGTAACGGCTGATGATGAGTCTAATATTGCATTTCCGGTGGGCGCAATACGGTTTATTCAGACGGTTGGTTCTGCCACCGGGGCGGCTACGGTAACGGTGGCTCAAGGGGATTACTAGGGATGGCAATAGTTCGCGTAGACAGATATGTGATGGGAACGCATAATTCTATCAGCGATCTGTCTGGTCAGAAATACAAGCGCAAGGATATGCGGCTGCAATGGAACAATCTATTGGTGGGCATTGATGAGTGGTCTCCAAAGCAGCCCCAGCTAACGATTAGGGCGAGAAGAGACAGTCCCAGCATTAAAAATCAGACAAGAACGCAGGACCAAACAGAAACATTACTCGATCCGACATTCAATCCGGCAGGCGAAGTATGACCACATCGCGACTATTTACCAAGACGGTTGGCGAGATAATTGAGGAGGCGTTGC